GCTGGGGTTGCAGACATGACCTATCTATCGGACAAGGGAGTCATCTTCTTGGAGTTCAAAGCCGAGAAAGGCAAGCAGTCCCTCTCGCAGAAGTGGTGGCAGGGGGTCGTCCAAGAGGCAGGGTACAGGTACGAGGTCATCCGAAGCATTGAGGATTTTCAGCGAGTGGTCGCAAGTGTGGAATAGTTGTGTAGATTTGTTCCATGGCCCGACTACTACTGCTGCTCCTGCTGACCGCTTGCACCAACGACCGCCCATGGAAGGTGATTGAGGTGCGGGCCAAGGGGGATGCCTGCGAGTATGTGCTATCCCGCTCCAACGGATTCGGGCCGCAAATAAAGACCCTGACCGATTCGTGTGGTGCGTACAAACTATTTCAAACCTTAAGCCTATGAAACGATTCTTAGTATTTGCAGGTGATGCCTATTATCCTGAGGGAGGGATGAATGATTTTCAGGAGGACTTTGACACCTTGGAAGAGGCAAGAAGTTTTGAAGCAAAAATCATAGAAAAGTTTAAATCTATATGGAAGGACAGCTGGAAGGACTTCAAATGGAGTGCCATTTGGGATTCAGAAACCCGAACCCACATTTAATACCCAATCGGGTATAATGTATAGAAAAACCCACGTTTAATACCCAATCGGGTATAGTGCATATAAAAACCCAAAAACTATACGCAATCGATAACCGTCAGCCTCTGGTCTTACCAAACCTCCCCCAGCGTCAGCCTATAACCTTACCAACCAAACCCCAACCCCATGAAAACCACACCAACCGATTTCCGACGCTGGCAACTGCATATCCGCAAGGAGTGCGTCAACTGCAACCGCCCCGACAAAAGCGAAACCATCAAGGCTTGGTCCGTCAACTGGACCCTGCTCGGTCGAATCCTCCAAGCCAAAAACGCCTGACATGGAATGGGTAAAATGCTTGGACCGGATGCCGGAACCCGGTGAACCAGTCCTGATTTTCACGACCGACATGAATCAAGCCTACGCATGGCTGGGAGATGGACGCTGGTACTACGAACACCAAACTTGGTTCCTAATCGAAGTCAGCCATTGGATGCCACTACCACCAAACCCGTTCTAACATGGACCTAATCTCACGAACCATACTCGGCTACACGGCAGAGGTTGTCGGAGTCAGCCCGGACGACATCTTGAGCGAAGTCAAGACCCAAGAACTGGTCCTTGCTCGAAGCATCTTCGCCGACATCGCTTACTCGGAATACCTCTACACCTACTGCCAAATCGGGCGAATCATCAAGAGGAACCACGCAACGGTCATGCATAACCTCGAAATCCTTGCCAAAAACATGAGAGCAAGGCCCGACATCAAGTTTCTGCGTACACAGGTTTTAAACAGGACACGGGATTTTTTGCAACATTAGCGAGAACCCCATCCATCTTTGCGTGAGTGAACGCAGAGGCTACCATCCTTGACCTTTATCGAAGCGGAGAAATCCGCAAGGCTTGCCTAACCATCACGGGGGGCAATCCGCTTTGGAAGGACCTCGAACAAGAGGTCGTCCTGATCCTGCTGGAGAAGGACCCCGACAAGATTACCAAGATGCAGGTCCAAGGATACCTGCGCTTCTACATCGTTCGCCTGATCATGAACCTGTACCGGGGCAACAACAACCAGTTCGCCAAGAAGTACCGTCATCACGACGAGAGGGTCGAGGTGGACCCCGAAACCCAAGAACTAAGCAAGGACTACGACTCCCTGCTTGACGACCTTTGGGCTATTGCCCAGCAAGAGATGGACTCTTGGGCGAAGGATGGGGCATTTCCGTACGACAAAGAACTGCTGAACCTTCTCATGCAGACCGGGAACATGAAGGCCATGTCAAGAGAAACAGGCATCCCGTACAGGTCCATCATTTACTCCATCGAACAGGCCAAGGCCAAAATCAAAACCGCAATCGAAGCAAATGGATATACTGGTCTATCCCATCCTGATTAGTGCCTTGGCGACCCTTGCGGTCGTGGAGTTCCGGGTCCTGCCGGGATGGTTCTACGCTTTGCCCTTTGCGAAGCGGAAGCCGTTTAGTTGTATGACCTGCTTTGGTTTTTGGCTTGGCTTTGCCCTGACCCTGCCAACGTGCCAGTGGTACTTGGCTCCTATCCTCGGCCTCGCCTCATCTGCCACCGCAATAATCATTCGGGAATGGACCTTCAAATGACAACCGAGCAGTTCATCGTGGCCCAAAAGCATCGCAAGTACTGGGACCAATACATCGCCTCCCTGACGATGCGACTGCCACCCGATGCGGTTGGTGAACTGCAGGCCATCCTCACGGCTCACGGACGACCGCCTACAAATTGGTGGTGCGCAGACTGCGTAAAATCGGCTCTCCAATACATTTACCTACAAGCGGACTTGTTTGCCGAAGCCAACCAAAACACCATAAACCACTCCCTGAATGCCCCTGCCAATCCCGAACAATAACGAGTCAAGAGAAGGCTTCATCGGTCGCTGCATGAGCAACAACGAGGTCAATGCGGAGTTCCCTGATACGGCTCAAAGATTAGCCGTTTGCGGCTCAACGTGGGAGAATCACAAGAGGCAACAATTCGAGTCTTATTCGGACTACGGCCAAGAGATTCGGGCCAATGCCAAGCGAGGGATTGAGTTGAACGAGCGGAACGGGAATAAGTGTGCCACGCAGACGGGCAAAGTTCGTGCAGCAACTTTGTCCAAGGGCGAACCCATCTCGGTGGAAACCATCAAGCGGATGCACTCCTACCTGTCCCGGGCAGAAACCTACTACGACAACGCAGACGACACCTCGGACTGCGGTTACATCAGTTACCTCCTGTGGGGTGGCAAGTCGGCTCTCTCATGGTCAAGAAATAAACTCCGAGAACTTGGCGAACTCGAAGGCGAAGGATGACGAAGCCCAAGTGCAGGCTCGGATGGACTCCCTTATGATGGTCATAACGACCCTCTGCGACTGCATCGGAGCGGTGGACGATTCCAATGCCCCGAACCAGTACGAAGTGAAAATGAAAATCGTAAACAAGATAAGCGACCTAATCGACAAAATCGAATACTAATGGGAACCAGCAAGGGCAACGGCAAGTACATTGAAACCCCCGAAAAGATGTGGGAGTACTTTGAGGCATACCGGGCAGGGGTCAAGGCAAACCCAAGGACCAAGACGGTATTCCCCGGCAAGGATGCTATCCCCCAATACGAACCCTTGGAGCGTCCGTTGACCTTGGAAGGCTTTGAGAACTGGTGTGCGGATGCAGATATAATTGAGGACCTTGGGGCCTATTTTACAAACAGGGACAAGCGATATGACGACTATGTAGCCATCTGCTCGCGTATAAGGCGAACCATCCGTCAAGACCAAATTGAGGGGGGCATGGTTGGTCAGTACAACCCATCCATCACTCAACGCCTCAACAACCTTGTGGAGCGCCAAGAGAACACGGTCCACATCGAGCAACCCCTATTCCCCGACAATGACTGACAAACTAACCCTGCATCATGGCGACTGCTTGGAGGTGCTTCGCTCACTACCTGACTGCTCTATTGATTCGGTTGTAACCGACCCGCCTTACGGCCTGTCCTTCATGGGGAAGCGGTGGGACTATGATGTGCCAAGCGTTGAGGTCTGGGCCGAGTGCCTTCGGGTCTTGAAGCCGGGCGGTCATCTTCTTGCGTTTGCAGGAACGAGGACGCAGCACCGAATGGCGGTGCGGATTGAGGACGCAGGCTTTGAGATTCGGGACATGATTGCTTGGGTGTACGGGTCGGGGTTTCCGAAGTCGTTGGACGTAAGCAAGGCGATTGATAAGGCGGCTGGAGCCGAGCGTGAGGTTGTTGGCACTCGTATTACAGGTGCAGCGATGAGTGGTAAGGCTTCAGGAATTGAAAATGGTCAAGGTGGAACTGAATTTGGCTCTGGTCAAAATGAAGTGCCAATCACCGCCCCCGCCACCCCCGAAGCGAAGCAATGGGAAGGATGGGGTACTGCACTCAAACCCGCACTTGAACCGATTACAGTGGCTCGAAAGCCCTTGATTGGAACGGTAGCCGAGAACGTCCTGCAACACGGGACGGGTGCGATTAACGTGGATGGGGGAAGGGTGGGGACGGAAAGCACTCTCAGAACAACCGGTAAAACGGCGATATGGGGAGACGGCGGAATGAACTCAGTGCAAGGTGGAAGCGCTCAAGGCCGCTGGCCCGCCAACTTCATCCACGATGGGAGTGAGGAAGCCACCGACCTGCTTGGGGCTTCGGCTCGCTTCTTCTACTGCGCCAAAGCAAGCAAAGCGGATAGGGACGAAAACCACCACCCCACCGTCAAGCCCACCGACCTCATGCGTTACCTCTGCCGACTTGTAACCCCACCAAGCGGAATCGTCCTCGACCCGTTCATGGGGTCAGGCTCAACGGGCAAGGCAGCGATGCTGGAAGGCTTTGCGTTTGTCGGGATAGAACGGGAAGCAGAGTACATCGAGATCGCCAAGGCTCGCATTCAATCCGCAGTCGGCTTGCTTTAATGTTTACCCTCACGACCGCTATCAGGCGAAT